TGGAGGCCAGCCAGTTGGTGCCGTGGACCCGGATTTGGAGGGTGTCGTCGGAGCCGTCGTGAATTTGCGCGACGACCATTTCTTGCTTGTCGGGTGCCATGTGGATGACGCGGGTGACGCCGGACATGATGTGGGTGCCGGAGCTGCCGGACCACGACGCCTTCGACGATCCGATGTATTCGCGCAGCTCGCAGCGCGGATACTTTGTGTTTGTTGAGGTGCGCCCGCCGTCCATCCTGACTTGGAAGTGGACGCGGAGACCGTCTTCGGTGACGTAGAAGTAGGGGGCTTCGGAGAAGCCGTTGTAGAGGTCGTCCGGGGAGATGTCGATGTGCCCGGACGTGTAGCCGATGCCCAGGTTCCATTGGCCGCCGGAGCCGTTGAGGTTGAGCAGTTCGGCTGGTGAACCGGCGGGGTCGTCCGGCGGTTCCTCCGGGGTGGAGCCGAAGGGCAGGCTGCAAATGCCGTGGTTGGATTGGGCGGATTCGATGCCGTCAACGAACGCCGTGCACCAGTATTCGTAGTACCCCATGGAGGATGGGGTGCGCAGAGACGAAGTGGTGGTGATGTTGTCGGCGCCGGAGACGCCGTCGGGGCTGCGGACCTCGTACAACTTGTAATGGGTCGCGCCAGTGACGGCGTCCCATTGGCAGAGGATCGAGTTGTCGGGGTTGACGGTGGCCGTGAAATTGGTGGGGGCGGTGCCGGTGCCGGGGGTGGGATTGCCGCCGGTGGTGAGGGCGGTGCCGTCGAGTTCGCGCCATTCGGTGCCGAACCCGCCGATGAACTTCTGTAGGTCGGTGTCGAAGTAGATGACACCTGCCTGCGGTTGGGGGCGGTTTGCGCTGGTGCCGAAGAGGGCGCGCGCGCCGACGTCGGGGAGGTCGGCGGCCTCCAATGCGGAGATGCGGTCGTCGTGGGCGTCGACTTCGACATCGAGGGCTTCGATGCCGAGTTCCCATCGGTTCGCGGAGTTGGTGGCGTTGAGGAGTTCGCCGTCAACCCATGTGCGGGGCTGGAAAACGTAAGCCACTCGTCACTCCCTCAGAGTCGGAAAATGCGGTCGGCGCCGGGGTTCCAACTGACGTTGATGTCTTCGCCGTTGGGGACGCAGGGCAGGCCGTTCGCGGAGTCGATGAGGCCGATGAGCCGCTGTTCGGTGGCGGCGAGGTCGGCTCCCCCGATAGGGGCAGATGCTTGATAAAGCAGGATGTGTGGGATGGCGGCGCCTTCGGGGATCGCCGGGAACGTGACGTCGTCTGCTCCGGCGACCCCGTTGACGAAGGTGAGGTTCGCGAGGGTGACGGTGGCGACGATTTCGCCGCCTGCCCCGGTGACCTGTGAGACGAACCGGTGGGTGTTGTTGAAGGTGTAGGACCGCAGCAGGGAGGCCTTGATGGTCGGGCCGGGCTCCCACACGATCTCGCCGGTCATGAAGCCTTCGCGGCCTGGGTGAAAGAGGCTGCTCATTCGTTCCTTCTAGGGGCTGAGGTAGGCGCGTCGACCGGCGATTTCTGCGGTGGCGGTGCCGCCGCCGGTGTGGTCGAAGCGGATTTCGAACGGGCTCTCGGACGGGTCGAGTTCGAGCCAGGACGGGCCCGGTTCGCGGAACACCTGACGGAGGTCGGGTTGCCATTCGGTGCCGCTGCCGGGTGTGGCTGACCAGAACCCGGCGTCGAGTACGAGTTCCCGCCCGGCTGGGAGGACCCCGTTGTATTGGAGCCAGCTTTCACCGTGGGTGAGCTTGGGGTTGCTGACTGGCCCGATGAACGTGATTTGGAGGTCGCTCATGGGGGCTGTGGCGGCCTGGAATGCGGTGAGGGTGGCGGTGGTGCCGGTGGCGCCGGTGATGGTCTGTGAGACCGGGTCGACGTCTCGCCAGAAGGCCCCGAGGACGCGTAGGGCGATGCTGATGCGGGCGAGGGGTTCGCGGCCTATGCGGGTGAAGTCGATGACGTCGGACACTTCGCAGACAGCTTCGGTGGCCAGGCCGCCGGAGCGGGTGAAGCGAAGGGTGAGTTCGTCGGCGTAGAAGATGCGCAATAGTTCGTCGCGGCGGGTGAAGAACAGTTCTCGGTCGGTGGTGCCGAACGGGATGCGTCCGTCGCTGGTGGCGCCGACGATCCACATGGGCAGCACGAGTTCGCCGGTGTCGAACTTTTTGTTGCGGGTTTTGATGGCGCCGTGGCGTCCGGGTACGACGGCGTTGTCTCCGCGCCGGGCGGGGACGGTGAGTAGCTCCGAAATATCGGAGGTCATGTAGCAGAGCGACGACAGGTCGACACCGTTTGCGGTGAGACCTTCGGTGGTGTGGCTCATCCGAAGAGTCCAAGGCGGGCTTGGCGGCGTGCGGTCTTGGCGACCGAATCGGACCCGGTTTCCGGCAGCGGGTTGTAGATGTTGTTGGTGATGTCGACCCCTCCCGTTCCGACGCTGGCGAGCGCCCCTGAACTCATGACGGATGCGCTGTTGACGGTCGGCGTGAACTCGATTTGCGAGCCGATGTCTTGGGCGGAGTTGGCGACGTCGGCGAGGTGGGTTTCGATCTCGCGGACGAGGCGGTCTGCGGCCCGCTTGACCATGGTGTGACTGTCATCCATGCCCATTGCGAGGCCCTCGCCGAGGGATTCACCGATGCTCATCGTCACGCGTGACGGCGAGTTGACTTGTGCTGCGGCGCGCATTGCTGCGGCTGCCGCGTTGGCGAGTCGCCTTGCTGCGGCTTCGACGACACCGGCTTTGGAGTTGAGGCCGTCCGCGAGTCCTTGGCCCATGTCGGCGCCTGCGGTGCGGAATTGGTTGATGGCTGCCCGGAGTGCGCTGACGCAGGACCGAATCATGTTGTTGATGATGGTGACGGCGCGGTTGCCGCCGTTGGTGAATTCGGTCGTGATCTGGATCATCCCGTCGCGTGCTGCGGCGGTCATGTTCGTCATTCCGGTGCGCACAGTTTCGACGGCTGTTGTCATCGCTGTGGTCAGGCCGGTGTTGATCGTTCCCCAACCGGTAGTGAATGACGTCGTCACATTGGCGAGTCCGATTTGGACTTGCGCGACGATATTCGCGAAGCCGAGGACGACCGTGTTGAGCAGCGTGTTCATCGCCAAACTCAGGGTCGCCGCCCAAATGGCGCTTTGCGTGGCGAGAGTTGTGTTGATCAAGGTGAGACCGGTGGTGAAGGCGGTCTGGACTTGTGTCATCCCGAGTTGCACCGCAGTGACCATCAAGCCGATTCCGATGGTCACCGTGTTGGCGATGGTGTTGAAGCCAAGGCCAATGCTGGCCGCCCACAATGCGGCTTGCGCAACAATGGTCGTGTTGATCAACGTCAGACCATTGGTGAAGGACGTTTGGATGCCGAGCATTCCGGTATCGACGGCCAGCTGGATCATCGAGAACGCCAAAGTGAAGCTATTGACGACCGTGTTCATCCCGAGGCCGATCGCGGCGGCCCATTGCGGGGTGCTCATGTTGATCCGGTCTGTCACGCCTTGCAGACCGGTGAAGGCCGAGGTCACCAGCAGTGCAAAGCCGGTGTCCATCGCGACCTTGACTTGATCCATTCCGGTCTTGACGGTGGGCGCCCATTCGCGCGTCGAGTTGCCGAGGGCGGCCTTCACGTTCGACATCGCTGTGGTGACGCGTTGTCCGAGCCCGCCAATGGACGTGTCGACGGCGGCGGTGACTTGCTCAAGCGCGGTTTGCGCGGACGCTGCCGCCGGTTCGAGTCCGGTTCCGACGGCGGCGGCGGCCGGTGCGACGCCTTGTTGCACGGCGCCCGGCAATGGGGCGAGACCGGCTTGTGCGCCGGTCGCGGTGTCCGCCATTGCCCGTTCGGCGGCGTTCGCGCTCCGACCGCCGAGCGATTCGACTTCCTTGGCGATCATCGGGTTGAGCGTGTTGATCGCGCCGGGGATTCCGCGCAGGGGAGCGACGACGTATTCCGGCAGCGTGTTCGCGGCGGTGGCGAGTCCGGGCCCGATTCCCGTGATCGAGTCTTGGAGCATCTTGCCGCCGATGGCGATGTCGAGCTGCGCTTGATTGAACGCGGCCAGGAATCGCCCGGAGGTGATGGCGTCGATGGGGTGGGCGAGCAGGTCGGCGAAGGCGGAGAACGCCTTGCCGATGCCCTTCATGACGGTGAGCAGCCCGACGGACGCGGACCCGAATCGGGCGAACGTCGACATGAGGTTGTTGATCGCGGTGATCGCGAGCGGAATGCCCGCGACCATGTTCGCGAGGTTCTGTTGGAAATTCTGGTCGCGGAACGTGGCGCCGAGATCGGCGAACGCCTTCTGGATGGCTTCGATGGTGCCCGGCGGGACCTTGTCGAGGGCCTCGCCGAGTCCGGCGAAAACGTTCGAGACGTCCGTGCCGAGCGCCTTCCAGTCGAACCGGTTGAAGAACGCGGTGAGGGAATCGATGAACTTCTGAACGCCGGGCCAGGCGGTCGAGAAGACTTCGATGCCGTTTTTGACGAGATCGGAGAAGGCGACGGCGAGGGAACCGAGGACTTCCCCGAGGCCCTTGAACGCCGTTTGGAGGGTGTTCTCCTTGAGAAGGTTGGTGACGTTGTTTTTGAACGATTCGCCGAATCGTTGGATCGCGAGGGTGACGCCGTCCCACAGTTCCTTCACCCCGGCGATGCGGAGGAATGAGAACACGATGTCGTTGATCGCCGGTGAGAGCGCGAGGATCGCCCCTGAGACCCGGTTGAACAGTTGCTCGATGAGCCCGGCGGCTTGAGCTTCCTTGAGGAACTTCGCCAGGTTGATCGCTACTTCGTTGATCGACTTGGCGATTCCGACCATGCCGCCTTGGATGGTCGGGAACAGCGGCTTGACGATCTTGAAGGCCTCGGTGAAGCCCTTTTTGAACGTGTCGTTGACGGCCTTCTTCAGCCGGTCGAATTCGGGCTTGAGGGTTTTCGCGGCTTCCTTGATGCCGTCCATTCCGAGGATGACGGTGGCGACGGCCGGTGCGATGCCGAGTAGCAGCGCTGGGATGGCGGCGATGGCGGTGGCGACGGCGCCGTAGGCGGCGGTGATCGCGGCTCCGGCGACGGCGAGTGCGAATGAGATCGCGGATGCGGCGATGAGGTAGCCGACGATTGTGCCGAGGGTGCGCGCCAGGCCGATAAACTTGGTGAAGTTGACGCCGCTGCCGATGCCTTCGCTGATCGTGCCGCCCAGCCCGAGGGAGCCGAGGCGGGCGCCGACTTGAATTGCGGCGGCGACACGGGTCGCGATGAGCGCCTCGTTGACATCGACGTCAATCTTGACCGTCGGGTTCTTGATCGCCTTGAGCGCGGCCCGGAACTTCACAATGTTCGGAATCAGGTCGACGCGCACTTGCGCGTTGATCGCGCGTAGCCGGGCCCTGAAATCGGTGACGTTCGGGGTGAGGCCAACCGGCACATTCGGCGCGGTGATGCCGCGCAGCCGGTTGCGGAACTCGGTGAGGTTCGGGTTCAGGTCAACCCGGGCGGTGAGGCCGGTGATCCCCCGGACCCGGTTGCGGAAATCGGTGATGTTCGGGTTGAGGTCGACGCCGACGGTGACGCGCTGCTGCGTGGCGGCGAGCTGCGTCCTGAGTTGCGTCCTGAACCCGGTCAGGTCGGGTTCGGCCCCCACCTTCACCGGCGTGGGGACGACGGCCCGAACGGCGTTGTTGAGCTTGGTGCGGAACCCTGTGAGATCCGGCTCGGCCGGAACCTTCAGGGTCGTCGGCTGGATGCCGCGCAGCTCGTTGTTGAGTTGAGTGCGGAACCCGGTGAGGTCAGGTTCGGCCGGTACCTTGATCTTGGCGGGCTTGACCGTGCGAATGCGGTTGTTCAGTTCCCGCTGGAACCCGGTGAAGTCGGGTTCGACGGGCACCTGGATGGCGCGGACCCGGAGCTTTTCCAGCTCGCGTTGGAGTTGTTCCCGGTCGGCCTCGAACTGCACCGGGATGTTGAGCTTCTCAGACTTCTCGATCTGTTGAAGCTTCCGGCGCAGCTCGCGCGCGAACTTCGACGTGTCCGGAACCACGCGGATCGAAACCCGGCCGACTTCGACCCCACCAGGACTGGTCACTACTCACCCCCTTCGATCTTCTTTGGTTGGCGGGCGAGGATTTGCGCGACGGTGAGCGTCTTGGGGCGCTTCTTCGTCGGCGGCTTGACCAGCGGTTTGCGGGTGGGTTTCCCGCCGCGCTGCCTGTTCGCCGCGTAGGTGAGGTTCACCAGGGCGGCGAGTAGGTGTGTGGTGCCGGTCCACGGCCTGAATTCGGGGCCGCCCCGGTTTGCCGCTACGAACGCCGAGTCGTCGCGCAGGTGCGCGATGAGCATCAGGCAGTAGCGGGGGGTGAGGTCGGCGCCGGGTCGCCACAGATCGCGGATGTCGATCTGTTTGTCGGCGAAGTCGGAGGCCAGCTCGGAGCCGTATTCGTCTAGGAATTCTCCGAGCTTGATGCTTCCCCCGGCTGGGAGCGCTCCACATACGCGGCGAACAGCTCGGCGAACTGGTCGTCGTTGTGGGATTCGACCCACGCCCGGTAGCGCTCCTTGTCGACGGCCGCGATTTCGAGGAGGTCGTCCATGAGGGCGTACAGCTCGTACAGGATTTCGGCCTGCTCAAGCATCTGCGACTCGGTCATCTTGCCCCGGCGGCGCTTCTTCTCGGCGGCAACCATGTCGCCCTGGCGGAGGTTCAGTTCGCGGTAGACGGCAAAGAACTTCGCCCGCTGCCGGAACGGCAGCTTGAGGTACGGCCACAACCCGGGAGCGTCCTTGGGGTACTCCCGGGGTGCGGCGTCTGCTGCCATTGAGTCGATGATGGTCGGCTCGTCGGGCAGCTCGATTTCCTGCATTCTGGACCCTTTCGTGGTCGGTTTTACATTGCGTAGGCGGCGAGCAGCACGTTGGCGCTGTTGCAGGTGACGGTGACGTTTGAGCCGTACACGGCCACCGGGCCGAGGCGAATGAATTGGATGGTGGATGCGGGCACGGTGAATACCCGGTCTTCCACGTTGAGGGCGTCGACCTTGCCGGGGGTGACGATGGTGACGTCCTGGGATGCGGCGTCGGTGTTGTTGACGACGAGGAGTGTGTAGCCGCCGTTGGCGACGGTGTCTCCGTTGGTGGTGTCGGCGGCGGTGCCGGGGCTTGCGGGGAGCGTGACGGCGGTGTCGTGGTCAAGCTGGGTGACGGTGAGGGCAGCCATTCGCGGGTCTCCCTAGAAGGTCGGTGGGAGACCGGCGGGCGGAGGGTCCAGTCGCCGCCCGCCGGTCGTCTACTAGGCGGCGGCGCCCAGGTGGTCGGCGAGCCAGGTCATGAGGTTCTCGCCGGTGATTCCCAGAACGGTGCAGCGGATCGGGAGGGAGAGGAAACCTTCGACGTCGACCTCAACGTCGTCCTCTGCCGCGATGGACACCTTCGGGACGTGCAAACCGACTTCGTTGGTGCCGTCGATGATGCGGACGTAAAGGGCATTCTCAGTGGTGCCGACGGTGTCGGTGATACCGAATTCGCCTGCCACCGATGCGTCGCCGCCACCGAAGTACATGCCCAGCGTGGTGTTATCCACCTGCTGAAGGAACATGGTGATGGCGAACGTGGTGGGGTCGCGGCGCTCACGGAGCTGCGCGTTTTGCCACGTGCCGAGAACCTCAGAATCCCCGCCATCGCGGGTGATAGTCAGGCCGTCCTCACGGGAGGTGTGCCCCAGCTCTTCCCACGGCGTAGCCGGGGCGGTCAGGCTGACAGGCTTCGGGGTGCCGGACGGGGCGACGTAGACGTGACCGGTGCCCGGGATGTAAACAGCATTGTCGTCCAGTGCCACAGCTCTTCCTTTCAATCAGGCATGTGGTTTCTCCACGCCTGACAGATCGGGCGTGGTGATCGACGAGGAGGGGTTTCGCTACTGGAGTTGGTAGCGGATGTCGTGGCGCATGCGGATTTCGTGGAGCATCTGGTAGCGCCCGAAGTGGGGTCTGTCGGGGTCGCTGAGTTCCTCGGGTCCGCTGGATTCGCGCACGTCGACAATCCACCCGACCCCGTCAATGACCGTTTGGTTGTCCCACGCTTCGAAGTAGATGCGTCGGACTCGGTCGATGAGGTCGCCTGCCGCCCGGTGCGGGTCGTCGCCCCCGGTCCACACTTGCGTGCTGATCCAGGGCCGATCAGTAAACCTTGGGTATTGGGTTCGTCCGGCTGTCCGGCGGACGACGACCAGCGGCATGAAGTCGGGTAGTTCGTCCGGGATGCGGGACATGACGGTGACCTCGGGGCCGAGTCCGTTGCGGAGCAGCGGCAGGAGGAGGTCGAGGTAGTCGAGTGAGAAGCGGTCGGCCATTAGAAGGCGCCGGTGATGATGTGGAGGCCTTGCATTCCGGGTCGCCCGAATTCGATGGCGGCTGCGGCGCCGCCGGGGTCGTTCAGGTTGAGGAATGCGTCTACGTCGCCTTCGCTCACATCGACGTAGGAGGGGCCGATGAGTTCGTCCTTGCCGGGCTTGTGGGCGGCGAGGCGGGCGGCTGCTGTGCCTTCGGCGGCGCGGGCGCGCGCGACAACGGCGCGGTGGACCCCGGAAAGGTGGGCGACGCGTTCGTTGCAGTCGGGGTAGATGACGACTGCCATTCGGTCACCTCTCTTCTGTGAGGGTTGCGCTGATGTGGCGGGTGCCGTCGCTGGTGGTGAACACCAGGGGGCCGCCGAGGACGGTCATGTTTTTGCCCTCGAACTCGACTCGGGACCACCAACCGAGGGGCGCGTTGCGCGCGAAGAGACGCCATGCGGCGTCGACCCGTTGCCCTTGTTCGACGCTGATCGCGGCGAATGCGCCGCGTGTGGACGCGAGTGGGGTCATGAGGCAGCCGGTGATGGTGACTCCGGTGGCGGAGGGGCGTCGGATGACGTTTCCGCGTGAGTCGACGACGGTTTCCTCTGGGTAGATGACGACGGTGTGGGGGCCGAAGTCGAGCATCAGGGACATGGGATGTCCCTGTATGAGGTGAGGGGTAGCAGTTCGCAGCCGTAGTTGTCTTCGGCGAACAACGTGCAGATTTCGTCGTCGCCTCGGGTGAGGGGCTGGTTCCAGAGGCCGGTGCGTCCGACGGCGCGTCGGATGAGTCGCAGTTCGATTTCGGTGAGCCAGATCCCGAGCCCGGCTTCTGGGCGTTGGTAGCTGTAGTCGCCTGCGGATTCGGAGCGGAACCCTTGGGGGTTTCGCATGACTCGTTCGGCGACTCTCAGCACCACCGCCCGCACGACGGCGGGTACGTCGGTGAGTTCGCCCGTTTCGGGGTCGATCCAGTCGACGCCTGCTTCGGCGCGGACGATGGCGCTGATGTCTTCGAGGAGCGCCTCTACGCGAGGACGCTCTTCGACCGTGAATACGCGGCCGAGCCGGTATTCGAGATCCTCGACACTCGCGAGAGGCGGTTCCATTAGGACAGGGTGATCTTGACGGCGCGGACGAAGGTGTTGCCGCCACCGGCGGTGGTGGTGGTGACCGCAACGGCGGGCGAGGTGCCGCCGGTGAACGACCCATTCGCCGAGAGCTGCTCGACGTCCTTGCCGTTGCCCCAGGTGACCGTGTACGGGGTGCCGGGGCCGGGGCCACCGGCCACGGTCGCGTCCTGCGTGTTCGGCAGGGCCCGCAGAGCGGTCTGAACCTCACCGGCGGTGGCGTCGTAATCAATGGCGCCGGTGGTGTTACCGCCGTAGGTCAGGGTGAAAGTACCGCCGGTCGGGGTGCCAGTGATGGTGATGGTTTGCACCTCATTGGTACCGGGCCCGTCAGCGACGTGGTTGGTGCCAATGTAGGTGTCGACCAGGGAACGGTCTTGCACATTCCTGAAGTCGTAGTCACGAATCCAGCGCATTGCCAGGGATTCGAACGCGCGGCTCGAACCAAAGGTGACGCCGTCCGGGACAACGGGGGCGCGCATCGACAGCACGAACGCCGTGCGGTGGAATGCGAAACCGACGTTGGCGGGCAGCGCGTTCGACACGACAACCGCCTCGAAACCGGCGAGGCGACCGATGGTGGCGTTACGCAGCGCCGAATCGGTGCCCGACGCGTCGACCCGGTTCAGGTGATCCGACTTGAGGAACACGCCCTCAAGGTCAGCGCCGACAACCAAATACCGCTCGGACATCGGGACATTTGCCTTGTTGAGTGCGACGCGCGCATCAACAATCGTGTCGAACGGGTCCTCGACGGACGGGTCCGAGTTCATCGTGAGGTTGTGGTCGGTCGGGTAGGTCGCACCGACCATCTCGGCCGCGACGGAGTTCTCGACGGATTCGGCGACCGCGCGGACCTGCGGGCGCAGAACCTGCTCCCCGAAGTTCACGATGTCGAGGGTCAGTTCCTCATCGGTGATCGGCACCGCAGAATACGGGGCGGTGTCGAGAACGACATCGACCTTCGTTTCCTGAAGCTCGTCCATCACGATGACGCCGTTGCCCTCAGAAGCGCTCGGGCGGGCACCACGGAACGTGCGGGTACGTGCGGTGGTGCGCGCCGGGACGCGCAGGGAAATGGTGTCCCCGAACGCGCCGGAGAAATCACCGCCCGCGTCCCGCCACACCAGGGACGGGAGGATGATCTCCCGTTCCAGCAGACCAAGGGCCGCCGCAGCGATCTTGGTTGCCTTGAGGTAGCTATTCGCCACTTCAACCTCCTAAGGGTCGGAAATACCACCCGGCCGAAGTGGCTTGGGCCGTGCGGTGTGGGGTTTAGCGCCGACGAATGAGATCGGCGAGCTTCCGGGGGTCGGACTCCTCGGGCTCGTCGTCGGGGTCGGCACCGCCGCGAAGACGTTCGCGGGGTCGACCGGCGACCGTCTTTCGGTCGCGCGGCTCGGGCTTGTCGTCCTTCGCCGGGGGGGCGGGGGCGAGCATTTCGAACAACTCGTCGGCGTCGGCGTCCAACTCCTCATCCGAGTCGCCTCGGATTCGCTTCGCGACGGCGCGAACCTGCGCCAATGTCGCGTGCGCGGGCGCGCGGTCCATGGCGACGGAGAGGGCCTTGTGACGCTCCTCGGCCTTTGCGGCGCGAGTTGTTGCTTCTTCCCGAGCCTCTTCCAAGCGTTGAGCCTCGGACTTGTCCTTGTCCTGGAACTTCTTCAGCTCCGCCTTGATGGCGGCCAGTTCCTTGCGGGCCGAGTTCCGCTCGCGCTTCATAGCGTCCAACGCACGCTTCCCGGGGTCGCGGAGGGCGCTTTCGTCGCCCCGGT